ACTACCTACAACCGGTGGCGTTGCAGCTGTAGATGAATCATTCTCGCTTAAATCAATAGTAACTGGAGTCGATAACATATCATACCCAGTAGTGGAATTATATATTTGGACATTAGTTATAGACCCGCCAGTTCCTACTGTATACACATGCGCTTGTGCGCTAGATAAATTTTTACCGTCCATTGTAGATGGGATAGTAAAGTGTGTTATTCCGTCTCCAGTAGCAGGGGCAATTCCATCAGCTACACATTTTACAATAACAGTTCTCTCTACAAAAGCTAATATATTTTCCGGCAATATAGCCCTTTCAGTAGCTGCCGATGTATCGTAAAAAGTTAGCTTATCACTAGCTGCATCTAATGAAGTAACCAACCCCAATCTTGGGGCTGTTTCCTGCTTGCCATTATTTAAGTTAGTAAAATTGCCATCGACTTCAGCAAATGTAAGAGGTCTACCCTCTGTTTCTCTTAGTGTAATATCTGCCATTATTCGTCTCTCGCGTATCCTGTAGTTACATAGTAATCCTGAAAATAAGGCATATCCCCATAAGGAAAAGTTCTCGGATCTTTTTCATAGAACTTCCTACCATCTGTCATTCTATAGGCAACCCTTCTTGGAGGGTATCGCCTTCTTCCGCCTATAGTAAACTTTCTAGCCATTATAACCCACCTAATATAGCGTAATTAACCCAAATAACCAATGCAAATGGGATGCCTATAATACATAAGATCATTGCTAATGCAAATATAATCTCACTTTTTTCCACGTTTTTTAAACTGGATAGGCCCAGGCATTAACCATGAAAAAACCATGGGAACTATTACTATCAAAATCAATGCCCAACCACCCACCTCAATTAAGGAGCCCAACAGACTCCAGAAATTATCAGGGGCGCAACTATTCATAGCTGAGTTTGACGTTGACCCAACCATCACCTCCGTCGCAACGTCCGCCACAGCTGCAGTCGTCAGTCCCCCAACAACCAGTCCTGCAGTCCCTGACACTGCGTTCCCCACAAGCGCACCTGTCGTCCCCAGACTGCTCACGATAGCAGCCTTCTTCAAAGTAGTGCATCCGATTAAACCTATCGACGAGAGGATTAGACAACTGATTCTGGGGATGCCCACCATCCGCTCACCCAGCCGATTACGGCGATAACTGCAATAACGCCGACAGCAATCCAAAATTTCTTTCGCTTTCCTAATTCTTTCCATTTGTCCATGTTAATTCCTGTTAGATAGTTTTTCATTACATTATATAAATGATTCATAATACTTTTGCAACTACAATGTTTCCTTCGCGGTTTGTTTTTAGCTCAACGATTCTTTCCTCGCAAGTAAATCTTGTCTTGCCAGAAGCTGTATCTTTCCAACCGTTTCTCTTTAGGGTTCGTTTCATGCCTAAACACCCAGACATTCCCATCTCAACCCACTCGCCAGAATCATTTTCATAATGACCCATGTATTCTTTTAAGTTATCATTAATATACAACAGTAAAACAAACATAACTTCCATTAGTGCGCTCCATTACTAAATTTAATTTGTGCTACCTTATCCTTTAGTAGCTCTACCTTTGATTCCAGCGCTTCTATTCTCTGTCGGTAGAAATCAAGAGTAAGTGCCTGTTGTCTGTCAAATGGAGCATTGCCACCCTCAACATTATTTAGGAGCTTTTCAAACTCCTTCGAGAGGTGTTCTATCAACATGAATTGCTCTGCATCAGCTGGGAGGGCCCCGAGCTCGCCTCTAGGCCACTTCTCAGTAAAGGTCGAGTTCTTTGTTACATCAGCCGACATTAGGATCTGGTTGGTTTCTACTACATTCAATCTCTCAAGTATTCCAAAGTAACCCCACGCTCCTACACAAACCGTACCGATTAAACCTATAAGATTTCTTATAGGCATCCCAACACTGGTCTTATCGCTTAGGCTGACATCATCCACTACCGCTTAACCACCTTGTGAACAGTGAGCCACCAAGCCCACCCAATCCTACAGTAGCTAATACCACCCCAATTCCGATTCCACGGGTGCGTTCTAATTGCTGGTCTAATCTGTCCAGACGATCATTCTGCTCTCTAACCATAATCTCAAGGCTATTGACCTTCTGAATTAATTTTCCAATCTCAAGATCGCTAACCTCGCTCATAATTCGTCCCCTAAAACATCTTCATGTCTGTCTGATCTATTTGCTGGCCTGTCATCAGACCAAAGTACCCGGCCACCTGAGAATATGAGGCAAGCGGTATCGTCTTTCACCCCGACCAACGTGTAAGTGCCATCTTCTCCACTGTCCACGGTCAGATAAATATCAACGTCACCTCTGGATTTAGTCAGGACCGCTCTGATTACTTCTCCATATTGATGTTCGAGGAAGTGAAACATCCCGGCAGAATCACGGCTGCAGTGCAGCATGAACTGTGCGGGTACAGGTTGGGTTCCGGGCGGGGGCATGACGTTCTGTCTCTGCTCTGCGTGAGCAACCCCCATAAAAAATATTATGGAGAAGATAAGATTCTTTATCAAAACGTAGCCTCCGCTTCAGGTTCTAGAACCCTATAACTCCTACTTATAGGTGGAGTTGGATCCATATCGTATATTCTAGACAATGCATCTAAGAAATCTGGGTGTATTGTTGGGAAAAGACTATACTCGTTATCCTTTACCCACTTAACCAGATCATATAACTTACCATTTTCATCTTTACGCATTATCTTGTTAGAGATAAGAAAGTCTTGTTTCTTATGTTTAACATCTCTCTGAAGCGACGTAAGTCTTTTTTTATCGGTCGGATAAGGCCAGAAAAAAGAACCGTCCTTTAAATCAGGTTCTAATCTTTGTATTCTATCTTTCTTAGATTGCGATCCTCCCCCACCTACCCAGTTCAATTCATATATAGGAAATGAACTTCCATCTATACGCATCATTTCTTTGAAATGTTCTATGTCACTTTGAGCCCCATAGCGCTCGTATCCAGTTTTAACTTCCCTTACTCCCGGAGCTCTCTTCCATTTAGTTCTTAGCCTTTTTAAAGTCTCCCACCTCTCTGAAAGGCTCATTCTATGACACACACCATCTAGTAAATACTTATTGTAATTAGCATCTACCCCAACAACAGCCATAGCTGTTCTATTGGACTCTTTCTTCTTGGAGCTAGCGGGATCAACCATTAAATACGCATTCATTGTATAAGGTCTTATTTCCCACTCATTCCACCACTCTTCAAGAAACGATATATCACTACCAGCTATTGGGTTTAATAATTGCTGGCAAGCTACCGTATAAGTAGATGTAGTCTTCTTTATCTCTTCCCATCTTTCATCAGTAAGAAAGACTGGTATTCCATCCATCTGCCCATTATGGGTTGCTGTATGTATCCTGGGCTTTACTGCCGCTCTCTGGAGAATTGTCCCATAAGTATCCCCGTAAGAGTATCTTGTTCCAGCATACTGATACCTTGGATTGTGCGTTGAACCAAGGTTAAGTGACAACTCCCACTGAGTTGTAGTCTTACTTATTTGTTCTGGAGTAGATACTGACTCCTGAACAACTACGTCGTCATAAATGATAAGATCAAAATGTCGTCCAGTAGGCTGACCATCCACAAGTCCGTGGGCCTCAACAGTTTGTTCCTTCGGGTTAGCAGATCGCCTAACACATATGCCTTCGTTCTCAGCCCACTTGGGAGCTTGTTGTCTAGGCTTCTCCCAGAGTATGTCTGGATATAGACTATAAAGTTTTTCATTGACTTCTAGTTCCTGCATTACCTGACGCAAGAACGGCTTAGCTTGTCTTGCTGAAAACGACAATAATCCAATAGTTATATTTGGATTACATAAAACTTCTTGTATAGTACCAAGAAATGTTATGATAGAGCTTTTATAATGAAACCGAGCCCATAGGTCTAGCCTTCTATCCCTATCACTTTCTACTTCTCTGCATCTGTCATATATCCAAGGATGTAACATATCGTGGCGATTACAAAGGAACACGCCAAGATAATACCTGTCAAGCTGACCCAAAGTCCTGATAAAAGAATCATCAATATTAGGATCGTCATGGCAGTCAGCATACGCAGCAACAACTTTATAAAACTGCTCGTTCTGAGCCCATTGAGCAAATTGGATAGCAGCCTCAGAATTTTTTCCTTCAACGAAATATCCTTTAGAGATACGAGGGAGCATTACTTGCTCCCTTTGTATCCAGATGCATACGCAGCCTTTGCTTGCTGCTCAGCTTTTTTACGAGAAGCATAACACTTCCCCTTGTTTCCCCACTTCCATCCTTTCTTACCACTTGATAACTTACACCTCTTTATCGGCATCTTTTTTTACATCAGGACCCTTGAGTTCATCAGAGAATCCTTCCTCTTTGCTTATTACTTTAAACAAAACAGAACCGTCTTCTTGTTTTTCTGCTTTATACGTAGTAGGAACCATTCTATATACTGTAAATTCAGTTCCTTCCTCTGGCATACATGCTGTTCTCGTGTAGCTTTCTAAACGATCAAACATGTTATCTACCATCATAAGAGGGCTTCTATGCCCCGTCATACCCATCATACGCTCAAACATCCTATCCATCGCTCTAACTTGACTACCTATCATTGATACACCCATTTTATTACTCCTGTATTATACACCAAAATTAAAAAATTATACTTGTACCCATCCCGGAGGACCTTGCCAGCTGCCATTAGGTGCCGTCCAAGTTTCACCTGTAGCTGGATTAGACCACTCAACTAAAGCCTGCGTTGCTGCCCCAGGTTTTTGCGTAAAACCAGCTGGAGGACTACCGCCACCGCCTCCGCCTCCGGGTTTTGTCTGATTGCCAGGAGCTGCCTGATCCCCACCTCCAGGTCCTTGACCCAAGAGATCTTGTAATACCGCAGGATTATCTATCAAGTATTTAATATACTTGGGATCTAACTCAGCAGCCCACGGATACTGCTGAATAAATGATCTTATTTCTTTTGGCCCTTGAACGTCTTCATCACTTGGGCCGCCTTCAAGGTCACGTACAAAATTCCTTAAATTACCTGCCGCTGAAGCCTTTCTAAGGTCCTCTTCCAACTGCTTGGTATCAATCTTACTATAGATTCCCTGCTTAGTAAGCCAACCCTGAATACTCTGAAGAGCGCCGACTAACGGCATCCCTCCTATCAGATTGCCTATAAAACTTCCGCCTTGTGTAGCGGCATAAGCCTTGCCATACATATCTAAAGCTTTGTAAGTATTGGCAAGCCTCTGGGCTTTCTGATACTGTTGACTCATAATGCCATG